GGCGGCCATCAAAGCCCTGGCCCTTGTCGATGAAGCTGCGGACCGGGATCAGCCCATCGCAATAGCCAAAGACGACCTGCATAAATTGCGCGATCTGCTCGGGATCGGGCTCATCGCCGAACACATCTATCTGCGGGGCTGCATCGTTGAAGTCCCGCCACGGGTTGAAATGGACGAGGTTTTCCTTGGGCGTCTCAGATGATGGGCCATCCGGTGGGGTCTGAGGGTCGTCGTGATTGGTGCTCATGGTGGCATCCTCCGTGTCGTTTGGGGTGTCGGGCGGGTCCTTTGGGGCATCCGTCAAGTCGGCAGCCCCCAACACCGCTCTGCCCAGGAGCAGAACCGACATTCGAAAAAGTCGCGATTTGCGGCCACGCGCGGCAGCAAGTCGCCCGCGTCAGTGGCTTGCAGGATCCGGACGCCGCGATCGGACATGCGCTGCGCTAACCCTGCGTCGAAGGGCACAAGCTCGTGGTGCAGCTCGGCCGTGTCCTTGTTGATGGCGGTGAACACCGCGGGGGCAGCGCTGATCCCCGGCACGCTTGCTTCCATGTAGGCCTGGTAGACTGCGATCTGGGCGGCGTAGACGGGCTTGGATTTGGTCACCCCGTCCTTGACGCAGGCACGCCAGTTCTTGGCGTTCATGGTCTTGCATTCCCAGAGCGCCGGGACGGCGAGCCCAAAGCCTTCCGGCCCGGCGGCAAAGATGCCGTCCACATGGCCACGGATACGCCCGCCCGCAACCGAGAACCCGAACTGGCCGCCATCTGGGTGGTTGCCCTTTTGCGTATAGATCTCGAACCCCGCGCCGCGCAGCCAGCGGATGGCGAGGTCTTCCAGCTCGTGCCCGATGGCGAAGATGCGCAGCAGCTGGCCGGAGAAGTCCTGCCCCTCGTCCTTGGGGACATGGGTGAACTCGAACTGCAGCGCGCGTTCGCAGGCGTGGCCAAGCCGTGAGCCGCCAAGGTAGTCGCGGGGCGTCCTTGCCGCATTCTCGGACGTCAGGGCCGCATCAATGGTCTCGTTGACGCGTTCAGAGAAGCTGGGTATGTGGTTGAAATCGAGGGTCAAAACGGCACCCCCCCGCCAAATTCCGCGTTGATTTCGAACATCTCGTTGCGGAAGGTGTCGATGGCGACCACCAGCAGGGCGTGCATCTGATATTCTGTCAGATCCGCAAAGGTTCGGTCCCAACCAATATCGTCCAGTTTACGGCCAACTGCGCGCATGACGGCAGGCATCGCCATTGCTTCTTCTTCGGTTATCTCTGCCATGTTCAGTCCTTTCCTGGCTTTTTGTGTGAAGGCTGCCTGGCACTGCATGGAGCAGAACCAGCGGTATGTGCGTTTGCCGCGCGGTTGGTGTAGATCGAACCAACCAAAGCCGCGGGTGCGGGATGTGCAGACGGCGCAGAGCGTGCTGCGCGGATGCCAGAGGCGATCAAAGGCCGAGCGATCCACAGCCTCTTTCGGCGGGGATGCGATTTGCGCGACATGGCTCATGCGGCCTCCCGCGCAGTCGGGGCCGCGCTGGTGATCAACTGCCGGATGGGGCGCTTGTTGAACCCGAAGGTCATCAACGCCGAGGCCTTGTAGCGGGTTAGGCCAAAATCGCTACGCGCCGCAGGTGAGAGATATTTCAGCTGCTTTTCCGTGGCGGGCTGGTTCAGCCAGGCGCGCGTCTTGAAGGCGCTTTCGTCAGTCTCATGGTCGTTCAGCCAGTCATCAGCCTGCGCGAGACAGACGCTGCGTTCACCGATCCCCAGAAGCTGCGGCTGCACCCCGCGCGCGCCACCAACACCGTACCAAAGGCCGTCCAGCCAGAAGACGCCGCCCCAGGCCGAAAAGCCCGTCGCCAGAAGCGCATCCTCGGTGCCGAAGAGATCGACCCATTCGAAACTGGAGCGCTTGAGCAGATCGATTTCCGTCATCAAGAAGCCGGAGAGCGCACCGCCAAGAGCTCCCTCAAGGGTTTCACCCTCATCCTCGACCAACAGCTCGCCGCAAATCGGGCATTCGCGCGAGGCCAGCGGAATATCGGCCTGGCACGCCGGGCAGGTTTTCGAGGGTGCCTCACCGCTGGTAGTCTTGCCCTCTAAATCGACGTCCTGCTCCAGCGTGCCGTGGGTCAGGCTTGACGTGCCAAAATCCAGCACCACGCAGTCAGTCTTGACCACGCCAGGGTGCTCGGCGGGATCAACCGTGCGCAGTCCGCGCCCGACCATCTGGATCATGGTGGACTTGTAAGAACTGGGGCGCAGCAGCACCACGCAGGAGGTGGGCGGGTGGTCCCATCCTTCCGTAAGCACGGCCACGTTGGTGATGACGCGGATTTCGCCCTTGGCGAAGGCAGCCAGGATGTTGCGGCGTTCCTCGCCGGGCAGATCGCCATGGATCAGACCGGTCGGAATTCCCGCGGCGTTGAAGGCCTCGGCGACATGCGCGGCGTGGGCCACGGTCGAACAGAACACAACCGTGGGCCGATCGGCAGCCTTCTCCTGCCAGTTGCGCACAACTTCCTCGGTGATCGGCGCACGGTCCATGATTTCGGCCACCTCAGACATGTCGAAATCCGCGCTGGTCTTGCGGACCGATTTCAATTCCTCCTGCACGCCCACATCGATGACAAAGGTGCGCGGCGGCACGAGGTGGCCTGAGGCGATCAACTCGCCCAGACGCACCTGGTCGGCGACATTGTCGAAGACCGCGCGCAGCCCCTTCTTGTCGCCGCGGTTGGGCGTCGCGGTCACCCCGAAGATGCGAGCCTCGGGGTTGGCATCGCGCACATGGTCGATGATGCGGCGATAGCTGTCGGCGACGGCGTGATGGGCCTCATCGATCACCAGCAGGTCCAGCTTCGGCATGGCAGCCAGATTGCGCTCCCGCGTGAGCGTGGGCACCATCGCGAAGGTCACCTGGCCGCCCCAGGATTTGCTGGTGGCATCCACCACCGAGGTGGTGATGGCGGGATTGACCCGGCCGAACTTGTCGCGGTTCTGCGCCGTCAACTCGTCTCGATGCGCCAGCACGCAGGCTTTGGCATCGGTGCCTCCGAGGCTGTCGCCGGTGACCGCCGACAGCATGATCGTCTTGCCCGCTCCCGTCGGCGCGATGCCGAGCGTGTTGTCGCGGGTGCCGAGCGCAGACAGGCTGCGCTCGACAAAGAGTTTCTGGCGGGGACGCAATCGCATGGCTCTGGCCCCTCACTCAGCCCAGCTCGGACGGCCCGAGAAGCCTGGTGCGGCGGGCGCTTGCCGCGCGGGCGTCTGCTGCGATTGTGGCTGTAACGCCGGGGCCGGATGGCCTTGCGCAGGCGCAGATGTGGCCGGTGCCTGATACCCATGTGCAGGTGCAGAGGGAGCGACCGGTGCCTGATATTGTGGACCGGATACGGGGGGCTGCATCTGCGGTGCTATGCCAGGTGCCGCGACATGGCCCATCACCTGCGGGTAATCGCGGTGGTCAGGCATCACCGCGCTCTTGATCTCGTTCTTGTCCTCGCCGTTGGAGTCCTGTCCAACGTCAATCCGGGCGACAAATTCCAGACCATCGAGGTCAGCAAATCCGTTGATGCGGCGTCGGGTCTGAGCCTCGGGAGAGTTGTCCTTGTCCGAGATGCCGCGCGACGAATTGAGGATGCCCCGCACAAGGCTGCGGCCCATGTTGGCCCAGTTCGGACCGTTGGGGCTGTAAAGCCCGATCAGGGACCAGATCTTGCGCTTGGCATAGGGCCCTTCGAGCACCGTGTATTCGGCATCAAGATAGACAGACCCTGTGCTGCCCCGTTTGGCATAACCGCCGGTCCAACCTTGGGTGGGATCGTCATATCCGCCGGGGCGCAGCGTCAGGCGCACCTTGGCCAGCGTGCCCTTGGGGATGACGTTGCTGTTTGATTGGGCGTCGTTAAAATCGTTCCAGAGAGACATGGGTGAAGTCCTTTCAGTTGGTGGTGTCATTGGAGGGGGTGGTGGCCTGCGCCGTTGGCGGCGTCGGCAGCTGCGGGGCCTCAAAGGTCAGGCGACGGTCTGCGGGGATGAGCGGGCCCCGGATCTTGTCCATCAGCCTTCCAAGATGCGGAGGTTCGACCATGTCGAGACGCCCAGACCGATCCTTGG